AGGCACGTATCAAAGGTACTGCGGGGGGTTCTCAACCGAGGCCCCGCCCTACCCAAGTTTCAACCATGAAACAGCAAGGGCCGTTGAAGCCCAAAGCAACGACAACGGCATCACAACGTGGTGGGAATACTGGCACCGCACGGGTAACCACAGCAAATCAACGTGGTAAAGCTACTGGTACAACACGTTCAGGCCCTGCGGCCCAACGTAGTCGGCCCACAACACGAGTAACTACTAACAATCGTACTCAGTCTCCGCGTCTTCCAAATCTTCCCAAGAATCCAGTAACGGGAACGACAAATACTATCCGTGCTACGGGTGGTGGTAGCAATTACACAAAGATTAATCGTCTGTCTGCTCAGGCAGCTAAGCCTACACCTAGTAAGCCAGCTGGTCCTAAGATTATGCCGGGTGGTCTTGCCAAGGCTGCCTCTACGGTTATGTCGCTGCGTAAGATTACTCCTGCTGGTCTTGCCTACGAAACCCTCAAGGCACGGCCTACTGCTGATGGAACGCTTGCTTATAATCAAAAGCTTGCGGCATCCATCATGAAGAAAAAGAAGAAAGGTCAGTAATCATGCCACTCAAAAAAGGTTCCTCTAAGGGTACCGTCTCCAAGAACATCAGCAAGATGGTTAAGGAAGGTCGTCCCCAAAAACAAGCCATTGCTATTGCCATGAGCAAAGCTGGCATGAAAAAGAAGGGTAAGTAAATGGCCCCCAAAAAGCAAAAACCTTACAAAACAGTTAATGAGGCTGCGTGGGCGGCAACAGATAAACTGAAGGTTAAAGGACCTCAAGACGAAGTGCGTAGGCAACAACCTAACAATTTTGGTTATGGCACAAAGCTTAATAAAGCAAAAGGCAACCCTTCAACATATAATGATGGTTTAGGAAAGCCAGTTGAATCATATAAGTCAACTGCTACTAAAAGCAAGAATCGTTTTAAGCAAGGTGGCTATCTAGCTTAACCCCTCACCATTGGGGCCTACAATCGCCTGTAAGGCCCCTCTACCCCCCTGTATGTATGTTTCCCTTATGACCCCCAACACAAGCACTGTAGAGGCCCGCCTAGAGGCCAGCTTTCCTTTATTTCTTTCTCTTGTCTGGAAGTCGTTAGACCTACCTCGTCCAACAAGAGCACAACTTGCCATTGCCGGGTATCTACAGGATGGACCTAAACGCTTGCAAATACAGGCGTTTCGTGGACTCGGTAAAAGCTGGATCGCTGCTGCCTTTGTCCTGTGGGTATTATGGAAAGACAAGGACAAAAAGATCCTTGTTATCTCCGCATCAAAACAACGAGCCGATGACTTTACCATCTTTTGTCAAAAGTGTATCCTTGAGTTTGAATGGCTGTCGGGAATGCGTCCGGTTGATGATGACCAACGCTGGAGTCGCGTATCGTTTGACATTGCTGGATGTCGGCCTGCCCAGTCACCATCCGTTAAGAGCGTTGGCATCACGGGACAGATCACCGGCTCTCGTGCTGACCTCATCGTGTTTGATGACGTGGAAGTTCCTGCGAACTCTGCGACAGATCTCATGCGAGAAAAACTTCTTCAGCTTGTAACGGAGGGTGAGTCCGTGCTTACCCCCAAGGCTGACTCAAGGATTGTGTTTTTAGGGACGCCTCAGACTACCTTTACCGTTTACCGGACGCTCCGTGAGCGGAATTACCGCCCGTTTGTGTGGCCTGCCAGATACCCCAAGAGCTTAGTTGGATACGAGGATGTCCTAGCTCCTCAACTGGTTGCTGACATCGAAGAGCAGGGACACGACAAAATAAGGTGGCAACCAACCGACACAAGATTCTCCGAGATTAACCTGCTTGAGCGGGAACAGTCCATGAGTCGGAGCAATTTCATGCTCCAGTTCATGCTGGATACGTCCCTCTCGGACGCCCTCAAGTTCCCCCTCAAGCTCAGCGACTTCTCAGTGATGCCTCTGGACCCCAGCAAGGGGCCTTCGGACGTTGTTTGGGGCTCTGATAAGGAAACCCTACTTGACCTGCCCGCCGTGGCCCTTCCAGGCGATAGGTGGCATCGACCCAAAAGCACCGGGGAATATGTTCCCTACAATCAAACCATCGTAGCGGTGGACCCATCCGGTCGGGGTAAGGACGAGACAGTTGCCGTGGTTCTGTCACAGATCAATGGATTCATCTTTATTCGGGACATCCTAGCAACCCAGGATGGCTACTCCGACAAGACGCTGCGTGGCATTTTAACCATGGCCAGACGCTACTCCGCCTCCATGTGTCTCATTGAGTCCAACTTCGGTGATGGTGCCGTCATGGAACTCATGAAGAAACATGCCCAGGAAATGAAGGTCGGTATGAACTTCGAAGAGGTTCGAGCCACGACCCGTAAGGAGGACCGCATCATCGACACACTGGAGCCTGTCCTCAACCAGCATAGGTTGGTCATCGACGAAAAGCTAGTCACCTGGGACTACCAGTCCAACCACGACATGGCCCCAGAGGAACGCCTTCCCCGTATGCTCATGTACCAGCTTACCCGCATGTGCCGGGAAAAGGGGGCTGTCAAACACGACGACAGGGTAGACGCACTTGCCCTCGGTGTCAAGTACTTTCAGGACATCCTCGCCATCTCCGCAAAGGAGCACGAAATTCATAAGTCCCGACAGCAGTGGGACAACATGGTTATGGGGTTCCTCAATGCCCCTACCTTAGCCACCGATCTTCTTGTCGCGGGCAGTGATTTTTCCGAACCCATTACCCAGGAAGAAGGCGCCATTTTTACGTGGATCTAATTTCCTGAAATCCACTGCTATGACTGGATCCTAGAGAAGGTGCCTATTATTACCCAGAGAAGTGGTGCTCTTTGGGTGTGGAAACAGCGGTTTTTAGGGGGGACTCCTTAAGGGGGGTTCCTCCTTTCGCCTTCCACTGTACCCCGAGTACACCGACAACTGTAAACGTTTCTCGGAACCCTTCGGGTATGGATGACGGACGGTCCCCCTCCGGGGGGGCTGACAAATTCAGAGGATCAATGGGGGGAAAGGGGGGGTATGTATTAGACAGTAGATGCGAAGCCTACTGTAGGATACATTACTAATAACGGTAATAAGAATAATAATAATAATATTATTAATGTTAATATTCTTGTTTATTGTTCTTTAAGGAAGAATGTATCACGATAGGTAGCAATGTGAAACATCCGACCTATTACGATACAGCTGTTATAGAAAGAAAAGTAACAATTATAACAATTCTATTAACACCTCTGTTCCTACCATTACTACCGCTATGACAGTTAAGCTTATCTGGATTACTCCAGCAGCAGAACAACAAATTGAATACTGTGCAAGAGTAAGTAACCCCAAGGGTCAGCAGACGCTGGATACAACGGGAAAGCTTCTTAGGTATCTTGTTAAGCATAAGCATTGGTCCCCATTTGAAATGGCTTCCTGCTGCTTTGAGATAAATACCACTAGGGACATCTCAGCACAGATCCTTAGGCACCGCTCCTTTTCCTTCCAGGAGTTTAGCCAGCGGTATGCTTCTACTACCGAGGGGCTAGGTGGTCTGGATATTCCGCAGCTCAGGAGGCAGGACCAGACTAACCGACAGAATAGTACTAACGACCTATCTCGGGAAGAAACTCAAAGCTTCTATCGCCGGATCAGTTCGCTATTCGAAGATACCGAACACCTCTACCAGGAGATGTTGTCAGCAGGGGTGGCTAAGGAGTCAGCAAGGAAGATCCTTCCAATGAACAGTCCTACCCGACTCTACATGGCAGGAACAATCCGCTCGTGGATTCACTACCTTCAGGTGAGGCGTGGACCGGAGACACAGGTAGAGCACCGCCTTATTGCTGAAGAAATCAATCGGATCCTTAATGATGAGATGCCAAACCTATGGGAAGTGGTCAACTAAAGCTGAATGAGTTTCAGGAACTCTATAAAGCACTGACAAAGGGAATGCCTGAGTGGTTCTCCTTTCTGGTGCTGGGGTTCCTGGTGTGGGTAGAAGAAAAGTTCATTAACCAGAGGATTAAGGCCGAAGTCGATAGTGCCATCAAGGAATATGAACAGATTAATTCGCCTAAGGTTGTCATTACTCCTCCGGTGTATTCGGAAACAGGAAGTGACTTCTTTGACGAGATGCGTCTGAGTAGCCCCTGGATGGCTCAGGAAGACCCCTCTGACTCTCCGTAGGTGTCCTTGCACCTCCGGCTCCTCAGAGGGCCATCCTAGGAGCTTGTAGGGGTCACCCTTGATTTTTGACACAAATTTAAGAAGTCCTTACGCATCGCGACACGCCCGCGCAACCCCCCATAGCCGCCCCCCTAGTGCAAATGTATTAGGGTGGGGGGTGTCCGTGTCCAAATCGTGTCCAAACCACTGTGGACAGACCCAGATCCATTGGTATCACTGGCCTGATCATCTGCTGTGAATGCAGATACGCAGGCATCCTGGCCACAATCGGCACGCATCGGGGGGTTGACACGTGTGGTATCCTTCGCGTGCGCGTGCGCTGTTCCTCTTTTTTATAAAAAATCTGTCCTTTTTCAATAACGTGTGCTTATTGAGAATGTTACGGATTGTTAAGATCTACGGGCCTTCCCTGGACCCTGCCAGGCTCAGGGCCTACCATTGGCACAAGCCAGCCGAAACCTTTACCCACTGGCTTTATCTGATCATGACCAGCCTTCACGACACACTGACCGCTCGCTTCACTGATGCCTGCGAGATCAGCGACGTTGCCAACCACGGCATTCAAGGCGGTTTCAATGGCTTTATCTGGACTCATGAGGTTGTGGATTTC